GGAGTAGAAGCGGTACTCGGCGGCCTTGATGTGGTTCGCGGCGGCCTCGGTCCAGCGGACGTTCACCGCCCAGAGCTCGCCGTCGCGCACCTCAAGCCCGAACCAGCCGGCCGCAGGCGCCTTGATCGGCGGCTTCGCAATGGCCTGGTGCTCGTAGTCCGAGACCACGTCCATGTTGCGGCTCGTGTAGACGTCCATGACCTCCTTCGCCGCGGCCTCGTCGAAGAGCAGCGGCGGGCGTCCGTCGCTGATCGTGTTCAGGCCCTTCTTCCAGATCCTGAACTCGGTCGGCGGAGTGGTCTGTCCGGCCTCGAGCGCCGCAATGGCGTGAGCCGCGAGAAGTCCGTTCAAAATGCTCTTCATGGTGGAGAAACTCGAAACCCGGCCGGGGCCGGGTCTCTGAAGGGGTGGAGGCGGTGCTGCGCTCTGTCAGTCGTTGACGCGGATCCTGAACCCGGATGGCAGGCGCTGCAGCAGTGGCTGCATCGAGCCGCGCACTTTCGCGTACGGCTTCGCCCGCTCATAGAACTGCTGCCAAGCGGCGTCGTCGAGGGTTCCGGCCGCCTTCGCGGCGTCCATCTCCTCGACGATCTGTCGAATCTGGTCGGCGTCGGCGGCGGTCATGTTTGAGCGAATGTCCGACACAGGCGGAGAACCTCCTCGACCAAAGTATAACCAACGGGGTCGAGCTTGTTCAGGGAGCTTCGGTCGAAGATGTAAGCGGCCAGGCATTCGCAGAAGTAGTTGTGCCGGTCCGCCATGCTGTAGCCGGTGATTGAGCCCCGATCGGGGTTGCTCCAGGCAGCTTCGATCAGCTTCTCAACCGATGTCGTGACGACGCCCGCGAGAAACGCGTCGTCGAGCGTGGCGTGGACGTGGTGACCGAGCTCGTGCGCGAAGGTGCGCGCCATCGATTCCATTCGAGTCGTTCCGAGGTGGGAGACGCTCCAAGGCTGATTGACGCGATCCTTCAGCGGGAGGCGAGCCTCCGCGCGGGTCTCATAGCGCTTGTTGATGGCTGCCTCGTCCACATCGGTGGAGATGGCAACTACCTTCTCGATGCCTCCTGATGGCTTCGGAAACTCCGCGTCATAGGCGCCGCCGACCAACTCAACGGCACCGGACGGCGTGGGCGCCCAGACTTCACGGGCGAACTTGACGGCATCGATCGGGGCCTTCGCGACGAGCGCCGCCAAGTCCTTGTTTCGAACGAGGTCGACGGCACCACGGGCTTCAGCCTCAGAAACGGTTGTTCCCGGCTCGAGTCGCCCAAAGTGCTGCCCCTCCTTCAGCTCATGGTCCTTTTTGGCGAGCCACGGCGTTTGTAACTCCACCGGGACCTGCGAGATCTCGATGGTGACTCGGATCTTGTCGGGCTCCGGTGCGTTGCCGAATCCGTCGCTTCCGGCAATCGAGGGCGGTTCTGGCGTGATGCCGGCCTTCTCGGCCTGCTTCTTCGTCAGCGTGATGAACGTCGAGCGGCAGCGGTGATGCAGCGGCCCGATGTGCGTCTTCCACCACGGGTGACCCGCCGGCAGGATGACGCCGTTGCACTCCTTGCAGATGACCGACGTTCGGACATCGAGGACCGCGACGAACTTCCAGAAGGGGCGGACCGCTAACGCGTCGGGGGTCGTCGCCTGCTCGTACCGGCCCGCGTTGTTCGCGCTCTGAACCCAGTTCCGGAAGATGGTCTCCATCCGCGCGGATGGATCCTTGACCGTTCCAGCCCACTCCTTTTCGAGTCGCTCTTGGAACTCCTTCTTGAAGTCCTTGAACGGCTTGCCTTCCTTGTGGGCCTTTTCCAGCCCCTTCAGGACGTCGCCGGCGAGCTCCAGATTCGCGATACCCGCGATGGCGAACGCGTTCCGGCGCTCGCTGACCTCGAGCTTGCTCCACTCCTCTTTCGTGATCGGCTGCCGGCCCTGAAACCACGCCACCGCCTCGCGGAACTGAGGCGCTTTCGCCGACGGTCCCGCCTCGTAGAACGCAATCGGCACGGTATCAGTCCTGCATCACGCGATAGCGGCCGTTCAGCCGCGCGAGCATTCCGAATCGAGCCAGCACACCAGCCAGCTCGGCATCGTCCGAGTCGCCGTAGATCTCGACCACCTTCGAGCGGAGATCTTCGTAGCTCGTCGCCGATTCGATCGCGTTCTTGAGCGCATCCACGGCGAACTGGACGACAGGCTGCGCGGTTTCGATGCCCGCGGCGGCGAGCTCGTCGCAGTAGGCCTGCCCTTCCAGCAGTGATGCCGGCGGAAGTGCGGCCAAGGCGGCGGCGAGCTGTGCCCTCAGCGGGGCGGTCTTCGGCGCGGGGCCGATCGAAGTGACCGGGACGCCGTACTGCTGGCAAAGTGCCTTGACGTCGGGCTCGATGCCTTGCGCCCGCATCGCGGCGATGGCGGCCGCCAGTTTCTCCAAGCCCTCCGCCCGGGTCTTCTCCGTCTCTGCTACCGCCTTGTCGTCCTCCGGCGGCTCCGTGTTCCACTTCGGCCAAGGCGCAAGTGCAGGGCTTCCGAAGTTGAACTCGGCCCACCACGTGAGCGCTTGGTCGTGGAGACAGGTCGACGTCGCCTTCGCATCGGACTCGATGATGTCGTGCTTGACCGAGTTGTGAACCGTTGCGGCGGCGCGGGATCCTTCCTTCACCTCGCTCGTGAGGTTCTGGCCTGCGATGGCCACGGCGATCTCAACGTTCGCCGCATCGATCTCCGCCTTGAACGTCTCCCAGCTGCGCGAAACCGCTTCGGCAAGCTTCAGATCGTAGCCCTTGGGCAACGCGATGCTGGACTTGCCGGCGATCTTCGTGATGCTGGCCGCAACCTTCTTCAGCAGCTCATCGTTCGCGTTCTCCGGCGCGATACCGACCCGGATCGGATTGCCATGCACCTCCGAGAAGCGCGCCCAATCGTCGAAGGCCAGATCCTTCATCAGCCACGGCTTGGCGCAGGCCCGCCAGGTGCCGAGGGACCACGGTCGATTGCTGCCGTAGGGCGTGAAGATGACCCACTTCCCGTCGCCGGGAGTAATGGTGATCTCCGATCCCCCGTCGACTGCGAGCCGCCATTCGCGGCTCTGCCAGTCCCAGCGCAGCCAGCGCGGATGCCAGACCTTCAGGCGCGGGATGACGCGACCATTCGCCTCCGTCCAAAGGAGCTCGCCGAGGCCCACGCCAAGCAGCACGCCCCAGTTGACGAGCTGGGTGAGATCGGCCTCCGGGAAGGCCGTCCAGAAGTCATCCTCGATCGCCTTGCCGACGCGGCCCGCGCTTCGTCCATCGCCCGACTCCTCGAACGAGAGATCGAGGCCCAGCATCCCCTTCACTCGGGACGCGAGGACGCCCTGCACACGGCCATCGCCGAGTAGCGCTTCGCAGAGATCGGCGGCAAGGCGCAGCGACCCGCCGTCCGCCATCGCGCGCGCGGCCTCAATATGGCCAGGCGTCCACGATGTGAACGAGCGTACCGACTGCTCGCCGTAGGTGGTGGTATCAGGAGTCGACACAGCTACTCGTTAATTCCAGCGTGAATCGCCAAAGAGCGGATCCCAGTCAGCGGGCGTCGGCTCGTCGAGAAGCACGGCGAGGGCGCCGCTCAGGGCGTCGACGTCGTCATCGTGCTTGCCGTCAGGGAATTCCTCGAGGACGGCGAGAAACGGGCCATTCCATGCAGCTCGGACGATGCGGATGTTCTTGGCTTCCGCCTGGGACGACGCAGGGCCCGCAGCGATCACCTTGTCGGCGCGCTTGGGGCGTCCCTTCACGTCCCAGCCGACGAGAACTTCTGTCACGTATGAGTGGATCTGATCCTTGCCCGCCTGTCCGGGGTCCTGCTCGATTCGTACGGGAACGTTCTTCCCGTCGATCTCTGCCGTCGCTTTGACCGTTCCTCGGACCTCGCCCGGCGTGCCCTTGATCCGCTCGACGTGCTCAACCCAGAAGACGCCGTCCTCATCGCGTGCGAGCTTGACGCCCACCGCCCAGTCGCCGCCGGCAGCCAGATCCCAGTAGCGAACGCGCTTCGCCTTCGTGGGAGAAGCGTCCTCGAACTTGAACCAGATCTTCTTGAAGTAGAGCCCCTTGGCCGGCTTCGCGAGCCAGTCACCCTCGAGGAGCTGTTTGCGTCGAACCGGATCCAGGAGGCTCAGCGTGGAGCGATACGTCGGGTCGTTCTGCAGGAGGATCTTGTTGTCCTCGAGCCTTGCCGGAATGAACGTTCGGGAGAGTGCCTCCGGCGTGCCTTCGGGAACGATCCTCTCTAGCTCTCCTTCATGCTCGGGCGGGAGGAACCAGAGCACCTCGCACGGTTCGGCTGGCGGCAGTTTCCGCCCGTCGGGGCTGAAACGCGGCGCTCGGCCAGGGAACACGTACTCCGGATTGAGCCACGGTCCCCAGCGCTCAAACACCCATTCGTGACCGGTGCCACCCGGGTTGGTGGTGCTCCGAATGAAGCGGGGCAGCTTCGGGTTCGTGCCGCGAAGACGAGAGACGATCTCGAGGTACTGGGTGCGGGTGAAGTGGGTGAGCTCGTCGAAGCCGATGTACTGGAATTCGTCGCCCTGGTAGTCGGTCGCGTCCTTCTCGTGTTGACAGTGATTGAAGCGGACCTGCGCGCCTGTGCAGAACTTCCAGGTGTGCGTCTGCTGGTTGATGTCCGCGCTGTCATCGAGCTTCGGATAGAGCTTCTGGGCCTCCTTCAGGAGCTTGTTGAGCTGCGTCGTCTCGCGGCGAAGAATCAGGGCGTTGTAGTCCCTGACGTCCACCCACCTCGCGGCTGTGGCGACGAGGACCGAGCTTTTGCCGCCACCTGCCTGCCCGCCGTATAGGACCTCGAAGACGTCGCTACGAAAGAACGCAGCCTGAGGCCCTTCCTGGGGCGTCCAGTGCTTCGCGATGTCCGGAGGATCGATCTTGCGTGGCTGTCCGCGCCTAAGCGCCTCCCGCATCTTCCGGAGGTTGTTCACCCGGTTGATCGCCGCCGTCACCGACATTGAGTGCTTCCGCAGTCACTTCGAGCTCGCCGAGCACCTTCACGGCGCCGGTCACGGCGGGGATGTGCTCGGGGCTGGTCGCCTTGCTGATGAGCTCGGAGAGCTTGTCGAGTCCGGCCCGGAGGGTCTTGCGTCGGGAGGCCCTCCAACCACCCTCGGCGTGCTTCAATTTCGACGCGAAAAGTGACGAAAAGTGAGGGTCCTTCGGAAGGCGCGCCCGATAGTTTTCCACGGTGCGTTTCGTGATTTTCCACTTTTCGGCGGCTTTCGCGTCGCCGTGGTACGTCGCGTCGACAAGGACGTGCGCGGCTCTTTCGGCGTCGAAGGCGCTCATGGCGAGAATGGGGGGGCTTGCTGAATGCACGTCCGGGACTCGAACCCGGGCACCTGTCAGAAGGGCCGCACCTGCGGACGTGCTGTGTCCCGGCGGCTATTCGGCCGGCGAGAAGTCGAGGAAGTAGGACTTACCGACCTCGAACTGCTTGAAGGCGTCCAGGTTCATCACGCCGAGCGAGAGGTCGCCGGACGGAGTCCACTTCGACCACTCGGCGTTTTCCTCACCACTGGTGACGGCCTCGAGCCGCACCTGGCCGCAGCCGGGAAAGCCCTCGGTCGGCTTCGCTTCGACACACTTGAACTTCGCTCGTACGGACATGCTGACCTCTGGGGGCGTGAGACTGCAGTTGACGGTGGACTTGCTGAATGCGCGTGCGGGATTCGAACCCGCGGGCGGCCCGGTGAAGAGCCGCCCGCCTATTCCATTCGCGCTGTGCTGCGTCAGATGAGGCGCGTGGGCTGCGTCGATCGGGCGTGACTGGAGAGACAGACCCCATCGCGGCCTCGGGACCGGTCGGGCGATCTCTGGTGTTGGGGCGACGGCATCGACGTCGAGAGGGCTTGGGATTGCTCGGAGCTACTCTGGTGCTTGGGCAGCAGCATCAACGGTGAGAAGCTTCGATGGTCACTTGAGTGAGATGGCTCCGCATCGGACTGTTCGTGCAGGTGCTTCACCGGGCTCGGACCTCGTCCAGGCAGACAGCGACCCTCCGGCGTCTGCACGTCGATGCACGGAACCACATCCGCGAGAGACGGCGCCTTGAAGGGCGCAGCGGGCAGCACGATCGGCGCGACGTCGTGAACGTCGAGCGACGGGAGCTCGGGCGCGTGGTCCGCGAGCACCACGAGGATGGCGCTGCCTTGGGCGAGCGCGACCGACGTGTCGTTCGTGAGTGAGCGCGCGGTCGGTGCGAACGAGAGGATCGCGACCGCGGCGATTCCTCCCATGACGTAATGGATGATGCGACCCGTTCGGGTCATGTTGCCTCCGTGCCGCGGGATGCGGCGGTGGTGAACCGGCGATGCCGGTGAAGTGACTGGGGTGGGGCGTCAGGACTGCTCGCGCTGGCGTCGGAGCTCTTCCGTCTTTGCGCGAATCCGGGCGCTGACGCTGTCCCAATAGGCCTGCTGCTCTTCCGGCGACTTCTTCGCGACCTCGTCGAGCGTCGCCTGTGCACGGGCGCGGGCCTCTTGCACCTGCGGCGAATTCCATGCGTCGTCGACGGCCTTCGTGACCTTCTGCATGGTGTCGGACAGGCCCTGCAATGAGTGACTCACATCGCCTCCAGCGACCGGAGAGGCATCCCCGCTTGCTCCGGCGTCCGTGCGCCCTTGCGCTGATTGCAGTCGCGGCACGCGAGCACGAGGTTGTCGTAGGTCGTTCGCCCGCCTCGCGATCGCGGGATGACGTGGTCGAAGGTCAGCTGCGTCTTGCTGCCGCAGTAGCGACACTGGTCCCGGTCGCGGTGGACGACGTGCCACCACTGCCGACGCATGTAGTTGTCGCCCCCGCGGTACCATTTGCCGGGGAGCTCGCGCTGGCGGCGCAGACGCTCCGACTCATGCGGATCGGCAAAGATGCGCGCAGAGGCACCGTGTCGTCGGGACATTCGTCGAGGTGGGAGCGCTAGACGCGCGAACGTTCAGCGACGAGTCGAAGGATCTTCGGGTCCGGCTTCGAGTCGCGTTCCTTCGTGAGCACCGCGCCGTTCGCGAGGGTAGCGACCCAGACGTACCGCGTGGCCTCTCGCCCTGGACCCATGTCGACGAGCGTCAGGGTTGCCTTGGCCGCCTGGTCGGGATGCTCCAGGAGGAACGCGACAGGACGCCCGAACTCGTCGCGGATCTCCGAGAGCGGGAGGTGGTGACTGACGAAGACGCGCATGAGCACAAACGCGAAACGGGCCGCTTTGGGCGACCCGTTAACGCATAAATTCCAACGATACAGAGATGGTACCCAAAATCCGCCACTTTGGTCAAGCGATAATATCGTAAGTATGGCACTGGATGGCGGTGTGGGTCGGTATAAGACGGTGGAGTTCGTCAGCCAAAAGGTCGCAAACACCAAATTGCATCATCGATATCATCAGGCAATTCAGGCTGCCCTGCGCGCTTGTTCGGAAGCGGACCCGCAGAGCGACTCCGCTGCTTCCTTCCAGTGCAGCCAGAGGTCGGAGATTCGAACAAATCGCTTCGCGTTCGGCGCCTGGCTCTTCACGGTCCATCCGATGCCGCGGCGCTTGAGCTCAATCCCCACCGTCTCGTGATGCACGCCCACTGCCTTCGCGATTTGCCGCAGACTCACGAGTCCGGGTGGATCCACATCGGTGACGACGGCGCCGTACGCTTCGAGGGCCTCTTTCAGTTGTCGCTCTGCCGCTTCGCGTAGGAACGCCACCACGCGCTCGGCCTCCATGCGATCGTGATCGCTCACCTCGCCCTCATCCCCGTGCGGGATGCCGCGGGCAGTGTCCGCCTTTCGAACGAGCCAGACCGGTGGTGGCCACGTCGAGCCCTGGTGGAGTTCTCGCAGCTCGGGGCAGGCGAGCACTGCGTTCGGCCGCTGTCCGTAGGCGGAGAGCCCTTCAGTGTTGATGTCGTAGCCGGCGAACGTGATCGGTCCGAACGCGTGCGCGAGGATATCCCTGTGCGCCGGCGTGCATGCATCCAGCCGCTTTTGAACAATGCGGGACCACGCTGAGGCGCGAAGGGCCCCGTCGGAGATATCGCCAGCGCGGCCTGGCATCTGCGCCCCGCATCGCTCGAGCGAGTCCTGGATACCGCCCTGAATTGAGCGGTAGCCCATACGGCCCTCGTGCTCGCCGGCGAAGAATCGGCTGAGCTCGTCTTCTACAGGCCAAGGGATGAGCATCGTGATCTCCTTTCAATCCATTGATTGCATGGAGCACCGACCGACCTGCATCGAGCCCCGTCTGGCTCCGGCTTCTTGATAGGCGAAAGAAACCCGACGCAATGGCGTCAGTCGTCTTCCGGTGGCGGCCTGGGGCCGTCCCAATAACTGCGGTCATTTCGGAAGTTCTCTCCATCCGGGAGCGACTCAAACCGGACGTACTCACCGAGGAATCGAATCTTGACGGTGCCCGTCGAGCCGTTCCGCTGCTTCCCGAAGATGAACTCGGCGATGCCCTTGTCCGGTGTGCTCTGGTTGTAGATCTCGTCCCGGTACAGGAAGGCGATGGTATCTGCGTCCTGCTCGATGCTGCCCGAGTCGCGGATGTCGCTCATCACCGGCCGCTTGTCCTCGCGCCGCTCGAGTGAGCGGTTCAGCTGGGACAGGGCGATCAGCGGGCAGTCCAGCTCGCGCGCGAGCTCCTTTAGGCCGCGGCTGATGTCCCCGATCTTCTGCTCTCGGTTCTCCCCCTCTCCATCCATCAGCTGCAGGTAGTCGACGAAGACCGCCGCGAGATTGCCGTACCTGTGCTTGAGACGACGGGCATGCGACCGAATCGACATGACCGTCTGTCGCGGCTCGTCCACGAAGTGCATGTTCGACTTGAAGATCTCGTCACAGGCCCGGGCGAGCTTGGCCCAGTCGTGATCGAGGAACTTCCCTGTCTTGACGCGCGAGGCGGAGACCATGCCGCGGCTCGCCATCTGCCGCTCGACAAGGTTGTCAGTGCTCATCTCCTGTTCGCACACGAGGGTCGGGCCATCCTTCGAGGCTGCGTGTGCCATCGCCATCATCAGCGCGGTCTTGCCCATCGCGGGCCGCGCGCCGAGGATGATCAGTTCTCCGCGCTGCCAGCCGGCAGTCATGCGATCGATGTCGTCGAATCCGGACCGGATGCCTGTGATGTCGGCCTGTCGGTTGAAACGCTTCTCGAGGTTCGCAAAGACGCGCCTCACGACGATTTCGGATGATTCCGCGCCCTTCTGGCCGCGCCGCTGCGTCGCATCGAGAATGCCCGATCCCGACCGATCGCAGAGCTCGTCGATGCTGCCCTCGCCGCTCAGGGCGTCCTGATGAATTCGGAGCGCAGCGAGGCAGATGGCCCTTCGCTGGGCAACGTCTCGGAGGCGCCTCGCGTGAGCTGCGACCCGAGCCTCTCCCGTCGGCACGGTGTAGGGGGAGGCCGAAAGGAAGAGGGCCTCCAGGCGATCGACGCCCCCTGCCTCTTCCAGCGTCCCGCGTTGCTCGAGGTCGGCCCGGAGCGTTGTGGTGTCGATCGGCTCCCTGCGAGCCGAGAGCGACAGCATCCCGCGGTAGACCTCCGCGTGAGCCGGCTTGTAGAAGTCCTCTGGGCGAAGATGTTCGCTGACGACATCGAGCATCCGGTTGTCGACGATGATGCTCCCGAGCACGCTGATCTCGGTCGTCAGGTCACTCGGCGCGTCGAGACTCACCGGCGCGCTCATGCCACCGCCTTCTCGCCTGCGGTCTCAAAGCTCGGTCGCGGGATCGTCGCCAGGATCTTCCGCACCTCCTCGGGGGAGCGCGTGGGGCCGAGCTTCAGGTGCGCCCGGACGTCCTCGATCACGGGCGGAATCACACCGGCCGGCGGGGCGTACTGGACTCGGGTCAGTGGCGGTTTCGCCTCCGGTGCTGCGGCCTTCGGGGACTCCTGCAGGCGATACAGGTCGAGGCCAACATCGAAGCCCTTCGCGTCCCGGAAGCGGTCGTAGAAGTTCAGCTTCGACTTCTCGCCGGGCTTGGTCCCGTTCCAGTACGGCTCCCGGGCGTAGCCGCGGATCGCCTTGCACCAGTCGTCGGCTGTGATCTGCTCCTCGAAGAGGCGCTTCTTGATGAAGCCCATGCCCTGCGCACCCGGCATTCGAGGCGGCTTGAAGTGCTCGACGATGGCGTCATGGACCTGCCGGATGGCCTCCTGGGGCACCTCGTGCTGTTGCCGGTAGAGCACCGTTTTGGCTTCGGCAGCCGGATGCGATGACGAGGGAGGGGGAGGGGCCGCGTCAGCGGCGCGGGCCCCCGCGGGGCCCTCTCTCTTCGTTACGTCCGTCTCGTCTCGTCTCGTTACCCCGAACGCTACATCGACGCGTTCGGGTTCTGGTTCAGGTACGGGTACGTGGACCGTACTCGGTTGCGTACGCGTACGCGCACTCGGACGCGTACCGGATGAACCATCCGACGCGGCCTGCTTTTTGGATGCACGATTGAGGCGGGAGCGCTCCCGCTCCTCCTCCATCTTTCGGAAGGCGGCGCCATTGCGCTCATCCCATCCGTGGAGGGTGAATTCCTTCTCGCCCGACTGCGCAAGGAATTGCAGAGCGAGGAGCGCCTCAATGAGCTTGCCGCCCTTGCCTCTCCACTCAGCCGCCTCTTCGATGCGCCGCGCGCTCACCGGGAGGATCCCGGTGGGATAGTACTCACCGGTCCATCCCCAGAGCCGGACGATGTACATGCCGGCGTTGTGATCGTTGAGTGCGTCCTCGAGGTCGCGAACCTTGGCGTGACGAGGGAAGCCGACGTCGACGCGAATCCAGGGCATTCCGTTGCTGGCCATGTCTAATTCACTCCTGGCACGGGGAGGAGCGTCATCCCTGCTTCTTCGGGTGTTCTGTTCTTCTTGCGGATGTTGCAGGGCATGCAGGCAACGACGAGGTTGTCTGCGCGGTCCGATCCGCCCCGGCTTCGTGGAATCAGGTGATCGATGGAGAGGCGCTGGTCTGAGCCGCAATATCGACAGCTGCGCCCATCGCGCGCGTAGGTGACGCCGTACCAGCGTGTCGACCACCCTGCGCGCCGGCGATCGGGGTACAGCCCTCGCACCAATCCGAGGTCGTCAAGAATGCCGTCAGATGCCAGAACTCCAGCTGCACGCATCTCTTCGCGAAGGCGCTCGAGTTCCTGTGGCGTATGGCCCAGCTGCCGCTGAATGGTTTCGGGACTGACGTCGAGTGGGCCAGTCATGTAGCGGAGCCACAAGACCCGCGCGCTCGATGAAAGGGCCCGAAAGGTTGGATGGTCCCAGGTTCCGGTATCGATTCTGCGCGCCATGACCTACCTCGCGACTTTCTTCAAACAGGAACGTCGTTCATCTGACGTCGGACGAATTCACTGGCCGGCGTCGGACGGCTCCGCGGACGTCCGTTGGCCGAGTGCGGCCGAGAAGAGCTCGAGACGAGCCTCGACGTCCTCCGCGTCGCTGACGCACAGCTCCTCGAACAGGGCGATCTTGAGCCCGCGATCGAATGCCCGAAGCAGCCGCAGGTGCATCGGCGGAAGGGCCATCTCCGCCTTGGACAGCCATTCGTTCATGTCGACCCGCGCCGCCTCATCGAGGGGGCTGTTCGCCCAGGCCGCATGACAGAGGAGGGCCTGCGAGAGTGCTTCATGGAGAGGCGACGCTGGTTTGGTCACCTTCGTCGGAGACGTCATCGGATACCTTCGCTCTTCCACCACAGCGCGGTGGAAGAGGGCTTGGAGGTGGTTGCGGGTTGCGGCGCCGGCCTCGATGCCATCGCTCGCTGGAAAGCGCGGATGCTCGATTCGAACTGTCGGATCGAGAGGTCGATCCAGTAGCCGTCGCAGAACACGAGGAAGTGACGGTACATCAGAGGGTTCAGGGCGAACGCCAGCCCATGGAGGCCGTCGCTCCGGAGAGTCGGCGGCACCGTGCGAACGCGGCGCTGCTTTGAGCCCACCCACTCGAGCGACCGCGCTGGACGATCATCGAGCCTCCAGGGCTGGCGCATCACGTACAGCGCAGGCCTGCGGCCGTGTTTGCGCAGGAATCGGGTGAGGCCGACCGACCATCGCAGGCACTTGTTGTGTGCCGCCCGGGCATCGTGGGGACGGCCGCGGAGGTGCTGTCGGATGTACCGCTCGATGAGCGCGATCACGGGGGCGCAGCTCATCGGCCACCTCCCTTTTTGCCCTGCTTGGCGAGAGTCGGTGTGGTCAGTACGTGGGGCGTCAGCTCAAGGAACCGGTCAACGACGTGGACACCGCCAGTCCGAATCCGGTCCACCACCTGCGCCACCGGATCGGCGGCGAGGCGTTCAGCCAGGACCTCCTCAGCAATGGCGACGAGCTCGGCCTTCGAGACGCGTTTCCCGACATTCAGACGCTTGAGGACGTCGCTGAACCTCGCTCTGAGACCCAGACTGGTCCATGCGGAGCCGGAACCTGTTGGAATGACTGAATTTGCACCAATCGAGCTCGGCCTTGAACATCTGCCAGCTTCCGCCGGAGGCCTCCTCGAAGCGCAGATCGAAGCCCGCCGGCAGGCAGATGGCGGTGTCCGCGCCGAGCTTGGCGAAGTCGGCGGCGACCTGGGCGCGGACCTCGGCGGAGGCGCCTTCGGGCGCGGTGCCCACGCGCACAGGGCTGCCGTGAACCTCGGCGTGCCGGGCCCAGTCCTGCACGGCGAGCTGCTTCATCAGCCACGGCTGCGCGCAGGCCCGCCAGGCGCCGTACGGAGTGAAGAGGATCCACTTGTTGGCGCCGGGCTCGATGGGGACCTCGGCACCGCCGTCGAGGGCGAGGAACCACTTGCGCTGCTCCCAGTCCCAGCGCAGCCAGCGCGGGTGCCACACCTTGAGGCGCGGGATCACCCGCTCACCCTGTGGCTCCCAGATGATCTCGCCGACGCCCACGCCGAGGAGCACGCCCCAGGAGACGAGCTGAGCGAGATCGGCTTCGGGGAAGGCCTTCCAGAAGTCCTGCTCGAGCGCCTTGGTGGCCTTGCCCGCCGCGAGCGACTCGTCGGCCGGCGTGAAGTGGAGCGGCAAACCGAGGAGGCCGAGCACCCGCGTGCCGAGGACGCCCTGCACGCGGCTGTCGCCGAGGAGCGCTTCGCACAGATCGGCAGCGAGGCGGAGCTGGCCGCCGTCCGCCATGTGCTGGGCGCTGCGCAGCAGTCCCGGCGTCCACTCGACGAAGGAGCGGACGCTGCCCTCGCGATAGGTCTTGGAGTCGTACCGTTTCAT